AATAGCTTTAACAAGAATAGGAATTAATTTTCCGTAGCTTGCTTCTAACTTCTCTGGGTTTTCTTCATATACTAAACCTAATGTTTCAGCCATATCATATTTCTCTTGAGTAGCTTTCAAGTCTTGTGCAATGAAACCAAAGTCCTTTACATCGTGCTTACCATCCTCGTCTCTGTCATCCCATACAAAAGATACAGGGTTAAGTTCTTTAACGAAGTCTAAACCTGCTGACAATTCAGCAATATCTTTTTTATCTCTAGCGTCAGAAAGAGAAGTGATTGAAGTAACTGCGCAACGTAAAGCTAAAATTGAAACACTACCTAATGTAATTTCATGATTCACAAGAGCAGAACTAGGATTTGCTCCGTGCCCAAGACACGTATTACCCTGACCTGATATATTAGACACGTTAGTTCCTGTTTGATTACCAATAAAGGTATTGGTAATTGCATTTGCACCAAAACTAGCACCTGCTTGCTGACCTACACAAGTGTTTCCAAATCCTGTAGTGACGTTCTGACCGCTTGTACTTCCTATAAAAGTATTTGCATTACCAGTTGTTAAACTAGCTCCAGCGCTTGAGCCTATAGATACAGTTGAAGCAGATGTTGTAGCACCAAACATTGCCAATCTTCCAATAGCAACATTGTCAGAACTTGTTAATCCGCCACCAGCTCCATGTCCAATAATTACAGAATTAGTACCTGTAGGAGGAGTAAGTGTACTTCCTAAATAAACAGTGTCGTTTGCTTTTTTTATTATAAGTCCACCAACGCTTATAGCGCTAGTAGTATACGGAAGTATTGTATCCGTGTTTATGTCATTTACATTTAAAGGCATGATTTTTAGTTTTAAGTTATTTTAAGTTATAATATTGTTAAAAATGTTCCAGATGGAATATTTAAGGTATATCCAGCAGCCATCGTTAACGGACCTTGATAAGTCAAAGTAGTGTTTTCTGGTAATGAAATATTTGAATAGATAGGACCTGTAACTTTAAACCCATTTGCAAAAATGGAATTTTGGTTATTTCCTAGTTCAGAGAAGATATACTGGATATCATCAAACATAAGTCCTTCGTTCTTATTAGAAACCGAGCCAGACTTTCTTTTACTTTTCTGTGTGTACATAATTGCTATATATTTTTAATTTATACAAAAATACACATTAATTCAATTAATTATTTTAAGTACCTTTCCAGTTACTGAATCTACTCTAGCTAGTTTCATTCTAAAGTTAGTTTCTTTACATTGAACATATCTTGTGACAACTTTGTTATCGGTAGATGTTGTTTTAATGTTTTCTGGTTCATATCTAGCGTGAGCCTGTGCATTGATGTAAGCAAATGTTATAGCGAATATAGCATCATCATAATCATATCTAGTATCTGCTGCTTGATATCTTGTTTGTCTATGACTGTTAGTAGATTTTAAATCTTTTTCAACAAATGTTTTTAATTGTTCCCATAACCACGGAACATCTATATTATTAGCGTAAGCATCCACCATCTCTTCAGTCTTTGCTATAATTCTAGGACCTGTATTAGCCTTATTAGATATACCAAACCATTTACCTCCCATTGTATGGAAATATTCAGGTAATTGTGATGATGCTGTAAACTTATGCTTGAATCCGTGTACTTCTTGGAAGTCTAAGTGCATATCTCCAATGTTATTCTCTATAAGTTCCTTAATACCACCCCTATTCTGTTGGTCATAGTATAAACTTTGTAGCAATACCTGTAGATATGTGTATTTAAACTTTCTATCTCTATGGAATACCACAGATGACACAGAGTTAGTTAAGGAATCCCATATTGCACTACACATCATAGAGTGTCCTGTCTCTGAATTGATGGGGTCAGTTCCTTGATACCACCTATTCTTCCATTTATCTCCCGCTGGTGGGTGATGTATTATAATAGATGTAGTAGATACATGCTCTCTAGCGTTTGTAGCTACCCATTTAGCACCAATTATCCTAAATTCTGTTATTAAATCGGGTGTAGGTTGAGAAAAATCCATTATCGGTTCAAAGAATCCGTACTCTATTGGAACTTCCTTACCATATATGTCATGAAGTCTTTGGTTGCATAGGTGTATAGGGACTAATGTCCTTGCTTTACGAATAAACATATCATCTATTGTGATAGGATAATGCTGATGGAACTGAACCTTAGCAGTTTCACCCTTCTTTGTACCTTCAAGCGCTAGATATGCTTTCTTTTCGTTGTTTATATGCTCATCTGTTACTCCTCTTCTTGCGTATGCGTTAAAGAATAGTGGTATAATACCGTATTCGTAGTTACCTTCCTTCCATTGTCTTAAACACATCTTAAATTCAGCCTCAAATACAGAACCACCTTTGTCCATTTCACCTCCAGTACCCCATGCTAAGAATTGTTGCTGCATAGTCATCTTTCCTGTCTCTGGATTGAACTTAAATAATGCAGGTCTACCCTCTCTCATCATCTCACCGAAGATATCAAACAATCCAATCTCATCAATGAATACTGCTGATGGAGACCCACCATTAATAGCGTCTATCTGCGGACTATCTACTTGGAATCTAGATGCCCCACCATCGTCACGACCTTTCTTTTCTCCTTTCTTGTCAAATGACATTACCTTATCTGTCCAGTTCTTGACATCTTGTGCCATAAAGTCTGGAATCTTTGTGTATGTCCACTTAACCTTATCTCTAAATATCTCTATACCTTTAGATTCTGAGTGCGTTACAAACTTAATGAAGTATGATTTGTTTAGGTTAACTCTTTTCATACCAGCCAGACACATCGTAGTGGTGAAACCAATCTGACGAGCTTTACCAATCATTAATGAGTACCCACAATCGAATAGGAATAGTAATACCATCTGAGCATCCCACGCTTGATAGCGTAGCATTCCATTAGGCGAACGGTCTTCTTTAATCCAACCGTATTTATTACAGAAGTATAATGTATTATCATTACATCTCTGTATTTCTGTGTTGAGCCATTCATACTGGTCTTCTTCATTAGCGAAGTCAGTAATAACTGTTTCATCTTCAAGCCATATTCTAGCTTGGTCGCAATACAAATCAAAAGGAGTATAACGCAACTTATTTTGCCACCCAGAATTTATACTGTTTACCCAATCTACAAAAGCAGTAGGGTATTCAAATTCTTTATGGCTTGGCTTCCAACTTGAGGTTGGTATCTCCTTATGAGTTATATCGTCTTTGGTTTTACCATGACGCATAAACTTATTTTTTTACCCCAGTGACTTTTCCTTTGGGTTTGCTCTTTATTTTTTTCTTTATAGATTGTCCTTTAGTATATGCTTTCTCAACTAACTTAGGGTCTATTCCAGATGTCTTATCTAAGTAAGGCATTAGTCTTTTTTCTTTTTCTTTTTAGCCATTATTTTTTCCTTGCGCTCCATTCTAGAACCCTCCATTTTCTCATGTCTCATTTCAGACATCTTGTTTGGATAAGACTCCTCACCCATTGTGCCCATATATTCAACTAGAGCTTTCTTAACTGCTTTTCCTTTTTTCATCTTAACAATATTTAGATTTAGAATTTTGGTGAGTGAGCTTAAACGTCTCTTTCTTAGAGGACATATCTTTCATTGAAGAAGCTGAAGACATTGTTTCTGCTTTTCCTTTTTTCATGTATCCTCCATCCATAGAAGAATCCATCTTTTTGTCGCTTGAATATTTCTTTGTTTTCATAATAAAATGTTTCAGCAAATATAAGTATTATTATTAATTACTTTTTTATGATGATATAAAAAGCCCATGCAGTTTCTATTCGTCAATAGTCTTTCACGGGCATTATTAAAAGACCTAAGCTGGGACTGCCTGCAAGAACTCCTACACGTTAGAACAGTCTTAGGTACTGTTGATACAAATATACATAAAGTATTACACATAATGTGTTATATACTTTACAAATTGTAGTTAATTTGTTACTTATAAGTTACGTTATTGCTATCGAAAATAGCATTAACCAACCTCATGTATAGATAATGAAAAAATTTATACATTAAAAATGTCAAGTTTATTGCTTAAAAAACAAGACAAAAAAACCCCGATAAGCCAGAGCCTACCGAGGAATTAACTCACGCTACGAGAGTATTAAAATATGTGGGTAAGCCTATTTGAACTTCCATATAAAAGATTTATATGTTTTCATTTTATTATTACAGCAACTTGAAATATTTCCTGCTGAAAAATTATATTCTCTAACAATATCCATTATGCAATTCCATTCATTT